ATACCACCTTCATCAGGGTTAGCAGAACCACTATTTAATAAAATAAACTTATCTTCTACAAATAAGTTAGCAGTATTGATATAAGTTAAATCACCATTGACTGCCAAGTCTCCATTAACAAATAAGTCATTACCAACAGTTAAATCAGTAGTTATAGTAACATTATCTGGCAATCCTACAGTTACATTTCCTAATGTTCTACTTACTTCTATTTCATTTAGAGTTCCACTAACTGATAAAACAGCACCATCTAAAGACTTTGCTAATCTAACAGCACCAGACTGAACTGTAAAGTCTCCACTATCAAAAGATGCGATACCTTTATTAGTGTCAGATGCATCTTCCCCAGAAATTGTAATAGTTTGTCCAGAACCTGCAGTATCTATACCTTCTCCTGCAGCTATAGTTAATGTTTGAGTAAGTAAATCTACTGTGGCAGTTCCACTTTCAGTATTAATATCTAAAGTAGTAACAAGTCCTGTTAATCCAGAGCCATCCCCAACAAAAGAACCTGAGAATATTGAACCTGAAATAGCAGATGCAGCAGTTATATCTAAAATACTTCCGTTATAGGTAAGTCCACTACTCTCTAAAGCACCTCCTGTTCCAATAAGAACCAAGTTGTCATTAGTAAGACTTGATGCTGTAATCTCGTTTACATGTATATTTGAACCACTAACGAGTACCTTTTTCCATTGAGCCATTATGGTATAATTTTATCTTTACTATAAATATATAAGAAATAAATAAAAAATCTAATCTTCTGTACCAACCCAAAAGTTGGCTTGACTATACGCTAAACCTCCTGCTACTGGGGGAGGTAATTCATCAAACTCCCCTAACTTCAAAACACCATCCGAAGTTACAGTTACCGCATTGAAAGATCCTGACCTTATTATAAAGAAATCTAATCCTGCAATTATATTAGGTCTTTGTAATTCTATAGACCCTGTTATTTCAGCCTTTCCATAAAATGGAAATAAAGATTGAGATACTGCTTGATTAAAGTTTGTAATAGATGAGGTAGGGATATTATATAATCCTATACCACTACCATAAAACTCTGTAGCGGAAAAAGAGCCTGTTACTTTTAAGTTATTATTAGTAGATAAAAAACTTCCTGTCTGTCTCCATAGAGTTCCTCCATCGTACCCTCTTGGTCCTCTTGGTCCTAATGAATTTACAGATACAACTTTAGATACTTGCTGATTAACAACAACTTTATTTGGAACTTTAGGAGTTTTCACCTCAGTTCTTTCATCATCCTTATTTACTATGATTCTCTTAGCCATTAGTAAGTTACTTCTTTACTTAGTTTTATTTTACCTTGTAAAATACGAGTAACTACCTCACAATTACCGCTACCACTTACAATTTCCAAATCATAATATGCTTGGTCAAACGTGAATGCAGAAGAAGATGCTGCACTTATAGTTATTGATATACTTCCAGAAGTTTTAGGATATACAGTACCATCCACATCAGGAGTTAAATCTAATCCTGTCCCACAAGAATCTTTGCTTGTTGTGAGATTTGCATATAGTATGCTACCTTTGGGAGAATCTCTAATTTGCATACGAGCTTCATACTCAGTTAAATCAAAAGGTACATTATTAGAATCTTTGTAATCTATTCTAAAATCTACAGTAGTGCCTTGTTCAATTATGAAGTTATATATACCAGCAGCCATACTACTTATCTTTATATATAAATAGTATGTTTTTGTTTTATATTACTTGTTTATAGCCAAACAATTTCACCTTTGGAGAAATCTTGCAAATCGTCTTTCTTTTCTTTTAGCTTCTCCCACAAAAGTATGCTATAATCAGTCTCGTGTTCCTTTAATAAATGAGTATCTTTAACTAAAGTAATAGGAATTGCTCTTCTATTATAGGATTTAATGTCTGGATAAACTTCAAAAATACAAGTCAACCTCTTTCTTTCTATCCAAGTTACTTCAGATTCCTCCCCATCTTTAGAAATAATATGTTCAAAGTCTTCCCTTGTTACACTATAAGTCTTCAAAGCTAAATAAACAGATTCCAATTGAACTATTTCAGATTTAGGATTATGCTCTTCCCTCATCTGTTTCCAAGGCATTTTAAAAAAAACTTTCATACTAAGTTAGTTCTATAATTTTATTAATATCATATAAATCATTTGTATCATAAGGGCATTGAACAGGATCTCCCCACAACTCAAAATCGTGCAAATATGCTTTTATATTCTTATACCCTTCCATGTACTCCCTTTTTGGAGTAATATTAGCGTGAATATCGTATCCAAATACTTTAGGTGATGTTCCGTTCCACAAGACCGTAGAAGGCAGTTTAAACGCAGCTGATGCGTGTTGTAGGCAAGAATCAATAAGAATCCTCTTCTCTGCTAATCTAAGTATTGAAAATAGTTCTAAATTGTATTGAGGATTAATTATAGCTTCAACACCTTTCATTACATTATCCTTACTCTTACATATCTGTATAATATGATAATCTTTGGAATAATGTTTGATTAAGGCTTCAATAACCGGTGTAGGCATATCTCTTGACCAACTAACTACTTGATTTGCCTCATATTTATTATCAGGATTATAAGGTCCTCCATTAGTATGTAAAACCATAATAGGTTTTCCTCTATTTGAATACTTTTGGATAACTAACTCTGCCATTCTATAGGGTGTAAATAGGGAAGGTAATTCTTCTTTATATTCTAAATTAAATGCTTCAAACCAACTTTCTATTAAATGCCTTCTTTGATGAATATGATCTGTAGTAGCATATGGATCATTCTTTAGAATAATAGAGTCCTTATCTTTAATATAATCATCATAAAAATAAGGAGTATTTCCTAAACCATAAACCCTATGGCAATTGGGATTCCAAAGAAATACTTCTGGATATCCACATACTACAATAATTTTTCTGTCAGGATATTTCTTTTTTACTCCATCCACAACAGCAGTTGCTGCAACATGCTTACCTAAACCTCCCTCTATATGTACAATTACATACTTTTCTGTATAAGCAAAATCTGTGAAATCTTGATGTTCATCGTATTCGTCATATCCATCTAAAATTGGTTCTCCTTCAAATAACTCCATAGTAACAAATTTAATTTATGAGTAATATAATCTTAATACTTCTTTTAAAGCAGGGTGTCTATGATTTTCTTGCAATTCAACAATATAAACATATGAACTTTGCTTTAGTTTTTCTAATCTTGATAGTCCACTTTCTGAAAAATTCTTTAAGTCAACTTGTCTATAATCTCCACAGAAAATCATTTGGCTCTCTTTACCTAATCTACCTAAACACATAGAAGTTTGTTCTGAGGTTAGGTTTTGGCACTCATCTAATATACAAACAGCATTATCAAAAGTTCTACCTCTAAAATGAGATAGTGAAATTATTTCTATAACTCCATCTTCCAACATTTTTTCAACGTGATTATCTTTAGCATATACTTTTCGTATATTGTCCATAACAGGAACTAACCATGGCTCCATCTTTTCTTTTATACTTCCCGGCAAAAATCCATTATTCTCACTTGATACAGTAGGTCTTGAGATTACAATTTTATTAATTTCTCTTTTAAAATACTTGTCTAAAGCTATCTGTATACTTAATAAAGTTTTTCCACTTCCTGCCTCTCCTAATACGAAATTGTAAGGATGTTTAAGAATTTCTTCTTTAGCTTTCTTCTGTTCATCTGATAAAGTTATCGAAAATTTTACACTACTCTTAGGAACTCTCTTCTCCTTGTTCTCTGTCATTTATGTTTTGTTTGGTCTTCATATATAAATATACCATAAAAACATAAAGATAAAAAAAAAGACCCTGAAAATCAGGGTCTCTTTTAAAAAAAATCTAAAATATTTTTTAGACAGTTTGAAGACCAGCTACATAAATCTTACCATAGAATTCAGGTCTCACAATCTTCTTAGCATACCTTGTCTGAATACCTTTTCTTGGTGTGAAGTTTTCAGGATCAAGGACTGTAGGAGTCATCATAATTGGAATATATGGAGCATAAACAGCACCAGTTTCCAAGAACTGACCTCCTCTATATCCAAGAAGGATAGTGTTTTCAGTCATATATGGGTTTTTGTAAACTGTATATCTATTATTGATTGTACCAATCTTCTGTACGCCCATTGCGTACTCCATCTTAGTTCCATCAGTATTAGCAGCATATCCAGGGATAGACTCAAGAACAGTTGATACAGTTGGAGAACAAACCATAAAGTTAGCTCCACCACCCTTCAACACTAATCTGTGAATCTCGTTAGATACTTTCTGAAGTTTAGTTCCTAAAGTTTGAAACCATTCTCCTTGAGAATTATAGTATCCTCCTGTACCTGCAGACTGCTGTACAAATTTACTACCATCCCATACCTCATTGTTTCTTGCTGACCAGTAGTCAACAGTTTGAGCATTCTTAACAAGCATGTCAAGAATCTCTAAATCAATTTCGTGAGAGATATACTCAGAAATCATAGCAGTTAATTCTGCTTCAGCATCCAAAGAATGGTATGCGTTCAAATCCTGAGCAAATTCATCACTCCACTTAGTCTTCAATTTACGAGTCTTAGCCGTAATCTCTTCAGATCTAAGTTCCAAGTTGATTTCAGGGATATCCAAGGTAGTGTCAAATGTTGCAGATGCTTGACCTGCTTCAAAGTCACCTCTTGTAGTAAATGTAGGTTGCTTAGTATAAGTTACTACAGCGTTAGTTACATCAGTAGAATCAGTTGTTACACTAACAATGAATTCAATGTGGTTTGATGCATTAACTTTAGTAAATGCAGGGTAGTAAGACAAAATACCACTACCACTAATTGCAAATGCTCTAACAGCCTCCATATCAGGAGTAGTAAGAGACCCCGTAGCAATAGTTACTTTAGCAATGTTAGTTCCAGCAGTTGCAAGAGAAGCAGATACTACAGTATCGTAGTTTAAAGCAGCATCCCAAGCAGCAGTTGTAGAAATAGAAGAACTTGCAAAAGTAGTTGCAGTAGGAACACCTGCAGTAGCACCTGTTAAAGTTGCAGAATCTAAATCGTTAGAAGTATAGGAGAATCTTCCTGCTCCGTAGAAACCTCCAGTACCTGGAGTTCCTCTTCTTGAATCAGTTACACCAAATACAGAATCTTCTTGAGAAGTTCTTCCAGATCCTGTTTGGAATCCACCTTGGTTAGTTCCATACTTGAAATCAAGGAAGAATACAAGACCAGTTGGCAAATTCATTGGCTGTACAGATACGAAATCTTTAGCTGCGATTTCAGTAAATACACGCCTTACAAGAGGGAGAGCCACACCTGCCCACTCTTCAGAGTTAGCATCAGTACCAGTTCTGTTAGCTTCTACTACTAACTGTTTAGCTTGGTTTTCTAAAAGAATAGCAACATTAGACTTTTCTTGTCTATCATCACTTAAACCTTCTAAAAGACCTAACTTCTCCCACTTCTTTACAAGACCTCCAACCTCAGCCTTTCGGGTACGGTTGAAGTCTTTAGGTAGAAATGATTGAATATTCATTTTTCTTAAAGTTTTAAAAGTTATTTAATAATTCCAGCAAGTTGTTGTAAACGACTTACCATTTTGTTCTCCTCAAGAACTTGCTTAGAAGGCTTTGTTGAATTAAGTGTAGCCTTTGATGCTCTTGATTCTTTCAAACGTACAGACTTGCTGTTAACTTTAGACTTGATCTCATTAAGAGTAGTCGCAAGAGACGCATAGAGTAATTTGGTTTCTCTAATAGTTGTGGCTCTATCAAAACTTTCCAAGATGGAAACTTTCTGACTTTCGTCTAAATTATAGGCTCTAAACAATTTCCCAGAGTAAAGAAGTTTGGAGTTGATTAACAAAGACTCATTAATCTTCTTTCTCAAGAATTTGATAGTTCTATATGCTTCTTGTAGTTCTTCCTCCTTTTCAGCCATCTCTTCTTTCATTGCTTCCATATCTTCGTCTTCTCCTTCAGTTTTCATTTCTTCCTCATCTTCCATTTCAGCAATCATTTCTCTAATGAACTCTTCTAAATCAGATTTTTTAGCAGTAGGAGCTTCTTCTTCTTCCTCATACAATCCACCTTCTTCATCTTCACCTTCCATCATTTCTTCATCTCCCTCTGCTTCTTCTGCTTCATACATTTCTAATTCACGAAGGATTTCATCTAACTCATCATCTGACTCCATATCTTCTCCTTCATCTACAGACTCTTCATCTTTCATTACAGGAGCTTCTTTTGGAGCATCATCTTCATCCTCATCTTCTCCCTCAATTACAAACTCTTCATCCATAGTATCTTCTTCATCCTTTCCGTACTTACCTTCTGTTTCCATCTCCATATCATCTTCCTCGAAAAGTTCTTCTTCGTTTAATCCTTCTGATACCATTTGTTTGATTTTGGGTGCAAAGCTCTCTGCAAGAGTAGCTTTAGCGTTTTCGATGGCTACTTCTCTAATCGCTTTAGCGTCAGCAATAGCCTCTTTTAGTAAATCTGACATTTTGTTTTATTTTTTTAAAGTAAAAGATTATTATAAATCTTAATAAACAATTCTACTTAATAGCAAATAGGACTATATATTATGATATAGTACCTACACATAAATAGTGTATAAAAAAATAAAAAATCAGATTTATAGGAATTTTTTTAATTACAATTGCAAACTCCTTGTATATCACATATGATTTGTGATACTATACCGTTTATTTTTTTAGTTTTATCATCTACCACAATTTTTGACTCCCTTAAAGGATTCATAAAAGCACCGTGAGTAGAAGGATTAGATACAAAATCAAAAGCAATTAATTCAAAGTCTTCTTGAACTTCTAAATACCTATCCTTATCTTCAGTAAAAACTTCTTTTATAGATCCAATACCTCTTGAACTAATTCCTAAAGTAATTCCAGAAGCTATAATATTTTTTAATATGTTACCTGAAGGAGTGTTCAGAATTTCCACCTCTCCCATAAGGTCATCACCGTTCCACCACATCTTAGTAACGTGATGAGAAGCATTCGCTAAATTTACAACACTTGAGTCAGGATGATCGCATTCGCCTAATGCTCTTCTTTGCTTAACGAACTCTTCATTATACTTGTCCGCTTCCCTTTTTAGAATATCCATAGGATATACTCTTCCATTTTGATTTTTAGCACCTGCTCTTTGTAATACACCAGATACTTGTACTGTTTGATTATTTGCAATAGCCTCTCTCAACAGAGAAGTGTTTGCACTAAATGGAACGTATTCTAAAAGTAATGATTTATTCGTCATCATCAAAATATTTTAATAATTCAAAATTATTTCCCTTTCTATACTTCTCATAAGTATTATCAAAAGCATAATCAATAAATTGATCATATACTCTTGCCTTTTTCTCTGCCTTTCCTAAATCTTTATCGTGACCTCTTATCATATATACCACTCCATCTACTTTCCATTCATTCTCACATATATCGTTTATTTCCTCAGAAATACTCTTTATGAAATCAAAGTGAGTCTTATACATTCTAAGTAAACCTTTGAAACCTAAAACGTTTTTGTTTTTATCTGATATATCCATACTTCCATCAACATCAATACTTCCTTTACCTTCTGCCAAAGTTTCTCCACCTTTAGACTCTAACTTAATTACAAAAAAATTATAAGTAATAGTTCTGTCATTTACTTTACTTGTAGTTTCAAACTCCAACTTATCTTTAGTAAACTTTTTAGTTATTTTAGATATGGGAAAAGGTTCAATTAATGGAATATTAATTTCTTTTAAAACTTGCTCCTTTAATATTTTTATGAGGCTCAACATTACTTAGATTTTTTAATTTTTGATACCTCTTCTAAATCTCTTCTCAATACCGTATACTTACTTGACTTCGGTGCTTTCTTTCCCTCCCCTCCATAAGTTTGCTTAAGATTAGATTTCTCTTTCTTCTTGTCTTTCTTTCGTAGAGGTTTAGCACTAAATATGTTTGGAGATTGATATCCTGCTACGTTTGCTGATACATTCTGCTCCATCAAATCTTTAGGTATTTCTGCTATGATAACTTTAGGAGTCATACCTAAAGCAGCAGCTGTGCATAATCTTGTATTACCTGCAACTAAGTGATATCTATCATTGAATTGAATAATCAAAGGTCTATTATAAGTTCCTGATTTCAATTTATTGGCTAATTCTTTAGGATTGGTCTTACCGTACTGTTTAGCAATTTCTTGCACTTTACTGAAATCTCCTTTCTTTATTTCATTAGATTCAGTATTTTCTAACTTCTGCCAAACTTTTTTATCTAAAGTAACCTCATCAGAATCATAAAATAGTTGCTTAAGTTCATTTAAACTTATATCTATGGATTCATCTCTCTTTAGGTATTGAACAACCCTTTTTAGTTCATTCAATTCCTTATCTATAGAAGTGTTTTCTAATAAGACAGACAATTGGTACATCAAAGAGTTCCTCCTCATAAAATACTACTTTAACTCTTTTATGAGTTCATAATACCTTATCAAGGAAAGATAATGACTTTCAGTAATAAAGTTAGAGTTTCTTACTTTAGGAAGTAATCTTAAGATTTCTTCTAATTTTATTTTTAGAATAGCATCAGTATTCTTAACTAAAATATTCTTTAAATCTTTTTCTATAGTATCTACATGTTCTGATATAAATTCCTTAGTATCTTTATTATCTACAGAATTGAATATGAAATGCCTTAATATGCTTTTTTGATTTTCATTAAGATTAGAAGACCATTTACTATTAAATCTTTCTGTAAGTAACTTAAAAGTTAAAGACTTTAATTCAGGGTCAACAGATTCCATCAACTCTTGCTTTTCAATAGGAGCATCAGGATTATTTGTAATATGATTTGCAATAGCAAGTTTATTCTTTAAAAACAAAGAAGGGTTATCTGATTCTTTATTTTCAAATATATTATAGATAGAAGCATAAATCTTGTAATTATCTATCTTGGTTTTAAGGAATATATCTTTATCAAAATATTTTTGTATATCCTTAATAAGATTATACTTATCCGACTGTAGTTTTTTCTCATTAATTATGTTTTTACTCTTGATAGCAGCATCTATCAACTCTATAGCATAATTAGAATTCTTCTCTTTCTCTTTAATCAAAGAGTTATATAAATTCAACTCCTCTCTTAAAGGTGATCCTTTATAAAAATACTTCTTTAAAAATTTAAAACTTATAGGCTTATCCCCTTTAAGAACATCACTTGTCATTTGTCTTATGAGTAGCTCATAAAGAAGACCAGTATTCTTGATTTTCTTATGTTTAAATTTATTCGACATTTATGCTATGATTATTTAATATAAATATATAGTTAAGATTTCAAGATGTCATTTAAGGTTCTTTTACCAAAACTATCCTCTAATTGCTGTAAAAGTTTCTTATTTTCTATAGATTCTGCTTTAGATGAAAATCCTGTATCTGACATTGTTCTCTTAAACCCTAAAGGGTCTCTTCCATTTGATTTATCCCTATCAGTTCCAAACTTTGTTAAAGATTTAGGTCTGCCTCCCTCCTTACCAAACTCTGCTCCCTCTTCCCCAAATTCCCCTCCATCACTAACTTCAGGCTCTTTAGAAACGTGCATTTGAGCTATAGCGTGAGGAGTTCCTTTTGCTTCACCTGATTGGTTTGGGTCATTACCTTCATTTGATATTTGATCCATTCTCCATTGAGTGGCTTGGTCTCTCAAAATCAAATCTTCTTCATTAGTCCACTCATCTCTACTCATATTAATTATATTTTCAAAAATGTACTTTCTTGAGAATAACTTAGATTCTTTCATAGCAGTAGCCAAGTTTACTTTCTCTGTCATAACCTCAACTCTTTGTCTCTCGTATACTATAGAAGGATTATTTAAACTTAACTCGAAATCAATAAGAGATGCATCTGAATATCCTTGTAAAAACAAATGTATAACTGCTATCTTATACAGTTCAGATTCAAAAATACTTTGGATTCTTTCTATTGTTCTTGCAAATCTAACATCTTCTGCTGCAAGAACGGAGTTATGTATTATTACACCAGCATCTGTTCCAAAATTATGGTAATCTTTTATAGTTAAGTCACAAGTGTCGATACATTCACTTAAAAATTCTATATCTGCTACTTTATGATTTTTATATTCATATTCATACTGTCTATAATTTTGCATAAAACTTTTATTCTCTAATGCTAAAGGCATATTATTGAATATAAAATCAATTTTATTAATATTATGATACTTAAATACTTTATTTAAAGTATTTCTATCAATATTTAGTTTAGTTTCTAAATCTTTAAAGGAAGTAGAAATATTTGCTAAATTTATTAATTGATTAAGAGAAATATTACTATATTTTTCATTATATAAAATACTATTTAATTTAATATTTCTTGAATGTTCTTTAAAACACTTTTTAGAACAAGTTTTTGCATCATCAGCTCTATAATGATGCACCTTAAACTTTGTGTTACAAACAGAACAATTCTTATACAAATCTTCCTTCTTATTCCAAGGATCGTTATTCTTTACCCATTCCACTAATTTAGGAGCTGACTTTATTCCTCCCAATCTACCAGCCTTTATACAATGTAATCTTTTCTCTTCACTTTTATTATATCTTATCATATTTGGGTTTTTTTGCATAAGTTTTGCATTTTCTGAATGAAATTTCCTATGCTCCCAAAAATCCATAGAACAATCTAAATTATTAGGATTATTGTTTCTACTGTTGAAATCTATATGATGTATTACCTTTCCATCTTGTTTCTTGCCATAAAACTTAGCAACAAGTTGGTGTACTAACTCATAAGTACCCGTGGAAGGGTGATATACTTTTGTATAATTATTCTTGTATCCACCATTAGAGAAATAAAGAGGCATTAATGCATCATCCTTTTTTAAATCTTGTGCTTCAACCCAAATACCACTTCTTAATAAAAATCTATGATCAGGTGTACAGTCTATATATTTTTTATTGTCTAAGTGAACTCTTAGTACCTTGGTATTCAATCTTGTGAATCCTGCCCATTCTATCTCTCCTGGAACTATGTTATTTGTTCCTTCATCCAAAGAATATACATAATTTTTTATACCTGCCTCATAATCTTCTATTAATTCTAATACTGATTTGGTTTTTCCATTCAATAAAGGTATTAGGGTATCAGGACTTATACATTTACCCTCCAGGTTCTCATCATAACCCAAAAACGCTTTAGGTATTTTTAATGCAGCCATCATTTTCTGCTTAATATAGTCTACATCCTCAATGAACCCTGAATTGTCTAATCCATCCAATGTATCAATTTCAGTTTGGCTATCTCCTCCCCTAACAGGGATATAGATATCCTCAAGCATATTCTCAAGGTTAAACTTCAGATTATATTGCCCTGTCTTCTCATCTACATAAGGAATTTTCTTGGTATCATCCATAATCTTCCTCATATATTGGTCAATTTCTTGAGGAGAAAGATTTCCTACTGCAATCTTATAAACTCTTCTTTGAGGAGCTCTCATTACTCTATGAATCATCATAGCATCCTCCATAAGAGCAAGTCTTTTAAATTCTCGTCTTGCAGGTTCTAACATAGAACGACCATAAGGTAAGAAGTTAGTATCAGAAAGCAATCTAAAGTGAGCAACTTCATAATACTCATACTCTTCTTTTAGGAATGGATTCCTATTAGTCAAAGGCTCATACTTAAATTTAACATCATAAGGATTGTATCCAGCTACTCCAACTTCCCTATCTTCTATGTTCATACTTGGATTCATCCCATTCTGCACTATCTCCATACCTTCCATCCTTTGCACATCATATGATGACATAGGAATAACATTTACTACCCCTAACTCTTCATCTAAATCTAAAGCAAGATAGAAATCTCCATACTTACAAGCATTTCTTACCCACGCCCATAAGTTAAATTCAATATTTAATATATCGTAGAATAGATTATGTAGTATTTGTTTTACTTTATCGTTTGGGGAATTAATATTCAATATAGTCCCATCGGGAGACCTCATAGTAGATTCATCCGCATATATATCTAATGCTGAAGCTAAAATGGGGTCTTCATCCATTGCTTCATAATCTCTGTATAATTCTAATTTAGTAGCAAAGAAATTAGTGGAAGTGTTTGGAGTATAGTATCCGTGAGATTTATAAGTGTGTACTCCTGTATATCTTCCCCTATATGCACTATCTCTTGTACCTACGGATTGTAATTTAGAAGTATCGTATACCTTTATCTTATTTTTACCAGTTCTCCTTACAATTACTTGTGTAGAGAACAGTTTCGTTAATCTTGACCTAACAGATGATTCAGCCATATAATTATTTTTTTATTTTTGTTAGTCATCTCCCAAAAAAATTAGATAACTATCCTATATTTAAATATAATTGAAAAACAATTTGTTGATTATAATAACCAATTTAGAGTATCTGATTCATTGTGAGGTAACTTTTGACTCCACGCTTCAGAATTTTTGGGAGAAGAAGAATAAAAAGACCTCTTGAAATTATCAAGAGTTGCTCTATGCAACTCAATACCTTGTTGTTTTAATTTTAAAGCAGTATCTCTAACCCAAAATGCCATTGCCCAAGACATAGTTAAATCATCGTGATATCCTCTTTGTGCCTCTGCTCTACCATTCTTCCATATAAATGTATTAAACTCATCTAAAGACCTTTTACTTCTACATATAGGAGATTTCTCTCTAAAATAAGTTTCTAACTTTGAAATCATTACAGGTCTTGTCTTACTATTTATAGATACTCCTGGAGTCATCTTACTTCTATCTTGTAAGTCATAAGACCTTGCTAAATGTTTACTTGAATCTACATAAGGGTCATTCTTATAATGATAGAAGAGATTCTTGTAATCTCTGTCTATAGCAACCTGTACTGTATCCCAACCTACCCCATTATTATCAATTACTAATAAAGCATTGTTCCATTCCGATGCTACGGATACCAACATATTGCCATAATCTTTAGTGCTGATAGAACCTTTGTACTCAGCCACTTGAACTACATTCTCTACGTCAATAACTACAAAAGCACTCTCATCTTCTCCATCTCCCCTTGCTACGTCAGCAGAAACAATATAGTTTTTTTGGTAAGATGGATACTCCCATATCCAATAGTTAGCATCAAAACCTCTTCTCTCTAAAGGTTCTTGCTCGTGAGTTTCTTTATACCATTGTATTATAGGTCCATCTATTACTGTATGTCCTGATGTGATAAAGTCACAATCATTCTCTTGTGCAGCCATTTTAGGACCAAGTAAATCATCTTGAGCATCTCGCCAAGATTGGTCTCTTTCAGGATGTACATGCCAAGGTAATCTTATAGAAAAGAATTCTTTACCTTGTTGAGCATCTACCCATTTTTTATGAAATAAATTTCCTGTTCCGTTTGGAGAAGATATTAATAGTGCAGACCCACCGGTGGAAAGAGTTGATTGTGCAGCAGTCCAAATCTCATCAATAATATCAATGTGAGCAGCTTCATCCACAACTAATAAAGACAATGCTTCAGAACGACCAGCGTCTACGGAAGCAGCAACTGCTTTTACTTGAGATCCGTTCTTTAATCTAAGGCTAAGTTTATTATCTTCTAAAGTGTTACCTTTTAGCCAAGAAGGTAAGTTTTCATACATTACCCTAACCTTTGTTACCAAGTTTTTTGCAACTTCTTGCTTTGTTGCAATTACTAATACGTTGAAATCAGTATTAAACAACATCTTATATAGGATGTATCCTGCTGTTAAGGTAGATAATCCTAACTGCCTACCCTTATTCACTATAACAAATCTATTCTCTTCAAAATCAAAAAGACATTGTTCTTGGTAAGAAAATAGATGAAAATGTATTTTACCTTTTTTAGGGTGTTGTATAAGACAATACTTTTTCATAAAGTGTACTGGGTCAACACTACACCTTTTGTACTCAT